CTAAAGTACTCATTATATAATTACCAAATTACCTGTTACTGTTACAGTTCCTGATACAGTCACTGGTCCTGCTAAAACTCCTGAGTCCATTGTTTGAACATCAGAGATAGTTGAAGAGTGTGTTGTTACATAAGTTGTAGCTGTCATACTTGCAGACGGAGCTCGTTTTGCAGGGTAAGTACAAAATACAGTTTTAGTTCCTGCTTGAAAATTCACAAGGTTGTCTGAGTTTGAAGAGGAGATAATTGTGGTTCTGGAAAGTGTATCAGTACCTGCATCAGTTACTGTTCCAATACCAACTTCAAATTCAGATGTTCCGTCATGTGAAATACAATAGAACGTACTATTCGTATCACCGATACCAGCAACAAAAGTTTCGAAACCTACTTCGGTTCCTGTTAAATTAATTGTTCCTGTACCAGTAGATGTACTAGTCTGTTTAACTCTGTCGTTTAATACAAAAGCCATTTATTTAATCCTTACTATTACGCGTCGCCTAGTCTAATAATAGCATTTGATGCATCAGCAGTAGGAAACTGAATAATAAAGTCTCCGTTTGTTGCTGTTTTATTTCCACCAAAGTCTAATACCAAAGCTAATTCGTTTCCGCCGCCAGTTGTTTTATATATTGCAGCACCTGCAGCAGTCAATGTTACGGACGGGAAAGTTAAATCAGCAAAATCAACAAATGCAGTTGTTGTTCCTGCAACTCCATTATTTGTTAATGTGTTTCCACCTGCTGAATATGATGTTCCTGACGTACCAACTTCATTACCTGTTTGGTAAACAGTTGATGTTGCACTGTAGCCGGCAATACTAGTATATAAAGCACACTTAAATGTATTTCCTCCATTACCTGATGTATCAAAATTAAATACTCCTTTTAACAAACCAGACTTGAAAGAATTAGGTACTATATTTGCCATGTTTTTTTATCTCCTTGTTTATGGTGATGGTGATTTTAATGGAGTACGAATTGCACCATCTTGCCATTCGTCTCGGCGTCTTCTACCTTGTTGTTCGATAGAGTACGAAGCTAAAGCCCTTTGATATGACTGCTCGTAGTATTGTAGCATATCTGCTGGACCTTTCAAGTATCCATATGCTTCTACTAGAGTTCCATATAAAAGTAAATCTTGATATTTATTACTTAAATAAGTAGTTGTTGAATTTGATGTCGTTATACTAGCTGGTTGTTTTATATATGCTAGTGTTATTTCATAAGTAGCATTTGGTGTTGGGGCCACGACCCAAAAATTAGCGTCCCAGTTAGCATAATATTTTGGAATACCAGATGCTGTTCCAGGCTTATCATAAAATTCAGCCATATATGATGTATCTTTTTTTTCTAAAAATGTTTGAACATTAGGTGTTACGTTGGTATTTTTTAATTGAACATATCTAATAACTCTTAAATCAGAAGGAATAGTTACATATCTATTACCAGTTGCTAAATTAGAAGTAGCATAAAATCTATTATCATCAGAATCAGCATCACGATATATTCTGTTTTCAGCATTTTTAGCCATCGTAGTTAAAATTGCATCAGTTAAAACTGTATCATCAACTTCTGTGTATGATCTAATATCGTCTTTTAAATTTTGAAATGTATAAGCCATTATTTAATACCTCGTAGCATTGGACTAACAAATGCATTTTCTCCACCACCTGTTATAGTCCCTGTTGCATTATAAGGCAAGGTCACAGTAAATCCAGTATTGACTGTTTTTGTAGCTGGCATAGCTCCAGTATTTTCTGTTCTTGTTATTACTGTTTGAATTTTTAAACTTGGAAAAATATTTACTCCAGTAGGATGTGCAGATGCTGTTGTGCTTTCCGCAACCTCACCTCTAAATTGAGCATTAGTTCCTCTTGTTAAACCCGTTAATATTTGTCCACCTGATTTACCGCTATATTGAATAACTTCTCTTTCAATAACAGGTACATATTCTGCAGCTCCAGTTGCAGGTGTAGTTGAACTTTGTATGAAAAAGAAACCTGTATTAGCACAAAGATTATTACCATCAAAAGTTACAGTTGTAGCTGTAGAAGATAAATTAGACGCTAAAACATGAAACAAAGGAAATATGTTTGTACCTAAATTAAAAGATTGTATTGAATTATTACTAGCAGCATTAAAAAACAAAACTTCATCACCAACTTTTAAATCATGGTTTAAAAAACTAACTGTTAAAGTAGGACTTCCATTTGTAATACTAAAAGGATTATTAGGTAAAGCAAGTGCAACAGGTGGTTCTTTTCTTGCGGGTCTTATATTTCTTAATGCAACACCTTCAGAAGAAATTGGTTTTGGTTCTAATTGAGGTTGTTTAGGTTCAAATTCTGATATATGAACTAACGATCCGTTCCATTCTCTTACCATTTCTTGATAAGGAAATTGCATTCCTGATCTATCTGATATGGCAAGTGCTTTTTTTCCTGATGAATATAATGGCATTATGTTCCTGGATAATAAGTTTTAGGTGTTATGTAAGTACTTGAAGCTGAACCATCTTCTGCAAGAGCTCTTGCTAGTTCATCTTCGTATAATAATTTCATACCTTGAGTTAATTGTGGTGCATATTTTTGAGATAGATAATAAGTTAAACCTGAAACCATACAAGGTACAAATCTAAATGGTAGATCAGTTGAGTTTGTATAGTCTCCAACATCATCAATTCTTTTTATATAATATATGTGAACATGTTTTGCAGCGTTGGTAGAATCAGGTGTTGGGTAAACATGTACTTCAGTTCTATCTATAAATCTTTCAACCCAATATTGATTAGGTGTACCTTTTGTTTTTTTATTTGATAAACCACCATAAGTTGATCTATCAATTTTTGTCATTGGTGTATCTGATTGATCTGTTGACCCAATAGTATTTGCTCTTAATTGTGATTCTAAAATATCACTTACACTAAAAATATTTTCAGCAGCGTTTGCATTATTTTTTGTTGTAGCTTGATCTCCAGCAGCCGTGGCTTCTGCTGACGACCTATATAATTTATATGTATCTTGTCCTTCAACAAGATCAATATTAGTATCTCTTATTTCCCAATAATGAATACCTCTATTACCCCATTCTTGTAAAAGAATATTAAGAGATCTTCTTGAAGATTTTAATTGATAACCCGTTACGTTATGTATTCCTAAACGCTCAAAAGATTCCTCTACTATTTCATCAATAGTAAAATCTTTACCGAACGTTGTAGTTCCGGAAGTAGTATTAGCCACAATTTACCTCCCTAACCAGTGTAACCTAAAGTGACTGATCCTGTTCCTGATATAGTAGCATGTACAGTGTCTTCAAATCTTATTCCTTCACCAGGAACAAAAATATCTAAACCTTCTGTTGCAAAGTGTGCTTGAAATAATAAAGGTCCAGAATTATCTGCACTGTTTCTTAATTCAAGTTGACCGGAAGCATGACCTTTTGCTTGAATGTAAGTTATTCTACATGGTCCAATATTAGTTGCACCACCAGCAATTGTCTTTACCTGTCCTGTACCTGTTACTCTTGTAAATCTTTGATCTGACATAGTTCTCCTTAAAATTTATGTGTGGGCCGAAGCCCACACTAAATTATTTATTACGCTTCTTTAGCAAATACACCTTGTACGTCAACAATCGTCCAATGTGCTGTTGAGTTTAAAGATGCACATACTACAAAGTCACCGACTTTTTGTGTAGTTTTTGTATTAATAAGATCTTTGTTATCTGTTAAAGATCCAGCATACAAAATACCATCAGCAGCATTTGGGCTGATAGTCATAGCATTAGTTCCATCAGGAGCTGTATTTACAAATGTAAATACTCTTCCAACAGAAATTGCAGGTAAAGTAAAAACCATACCATCAGTTGATGATGTAAAAGTTTTACCAGAATCTGCATTTGTAACTGTGTAGTTAGCTTTTTTTTCTTCTAGATTGAATCCAGTTAAACCTGCTTCGTTAAATTTACCTTGCAGTACCGGTCCTCTAAATAGTGTTTTTGCCATAGTATTATCCTCCTAGTTTTTTCGAACGCAGTCTCTAGGCCGTCGACTATACTCGTCTACGTTCTGATTAATTGTATAGTGATAAAACTATATACTAGTTTTAACTAGAGCGCAAGAGAGCCTGTAATGTGAATTGAATTTATTCAACGATGTAGCTTTTTACTAAGTAGCTACTGAAACTTGTGGAGCTGCACCTTCGACAGTGTTCTGTCTGTGGGCAATAGCTGCTTCTTCCAGCTTGATCTTTGTGATGACTTCTTTAACTTTGTCATCGATCCTGACCATTTCAAGAGTATATCTACCATTAGATAGATGCTCCTGTTCCCACTTCAACTCCAAGGACCTTTTTGCTTTGTAAAGGTCTTGTATCATTAACAACCTCCTCATAGGTTATTCTATTCAACGGACCAAACATTCCCGTTTTTTCCCAAACTATACTATTTTCTCCAAGTTTGTCAAGGATTGCTTGTTCTAATGAATTTGCATCGTCTTGTGATTCTACTTCACATTTTCCGTAGTAATCGTAAGCCCAAATTTTTACTATAAATTTTTTCATGAATCTCACCATGTTATTTATTGATTGTGGCCGAACTATGTCCGGCCACAAAAATATGATTATTACGCTCCTGGAGATCCGAAGATACCTCTAGGGTCTGATACTCCAAACGAGTATCTTTCTCTAGCTTTGTATCTAACGTTACCAGTCTCGAAATCACCTTCCATTGCAGTTTTCAATGGAGCTCTGTTGAACATTTTCATGCCATTTGGCACGTCTGTTAAGATGTAGAAAGCATCTGAATCAGTTAGGTAGTTGTTCACTCTATAACCTTGAGGAACCATACCCATAGATACGATTGCGTTTACATCGTTATCAGCTGTTCCAACTCTGCCTTGAGATTTCATCAATCTCTCAGCTGTGAATTGAAGCTCAGAAGGAATGATCATTTTCACTCCTCTTGCTGCAACACGTAGACCTCTTTCGTCAGTCATCTTACCGATATCGATAAGAGCTTGTTCTAACGAAGTTTCGTTTAAGTCAGCTGATGTTGCTAACTCATTCGCGAATGTTCCTGCGATAGTTGGGTGATCGTTAGCCATTAAAGGTTTACCGTCCCCAGCGTTAAATGATGTGAAACCATTGATTAATGGTTCTACAGATTTAACTTGTTTCGCATTTGACATAGATCTTGCTAAAGCTTTTGTATATCTAGACGCAAGTCTATCATACAAGTTGTCCTCAATCGCTTCTTCAGTGATTGCGAACGCTAAAGCAACTGTCTCGTGTGTGTAACGAGCAGTAAAAGTTTCTTGTGCATCATCGTAAGATACGCCTGCACCTTCCGCTTTTACTTGTGCGTTTGCGAAGCCACTTAACATTACTTCCTCTTCGAAAGCTCTGTCAGATGACTCTTCAGTATAAATTTCAGCGTGCTGATTTTCATACCTTTTGTACTCCAGCCCAAATAGTGCATTTAGGCCTGGTTCTAGTTCTTTAACTAGCTGTGCTCTTGATATTGCCATGTCTATATGCTCCTATTATTGCCAAGTGACTGCATTAGTTAAGTATTGGTTAAGGTTCTGACATACGATTACGCTTCTGTTCGCCGCGTTTTCGTTATTTTCAGGATCCTCAGCCGATCTTAATAATCGCCATTGGTTGTTTGTGACGTGAATACCACCAGTTGTTAACTTCTTGCTTGATTGGCCAGAAGAATGACTACCAGATGGAGCTCCTGCAGTTATACCAACAGTTTTTCCATAGTCAGCTTGTGCAGCTGTACCATCTAAACAACCTATGTAAAGTTGCATTGGATTGTCGATAACAAATGCAGTGATATCTTCACTATTTGCTGGAGTAATAGGTTGTGCATAGCTATTCGCGAATGTAGGCTTCAAAGTTGTAGCCGCATTGTAGAATATACCATTTAGCACACCGATTGATTTGTCAGTGATTGCTGCTTCTGCTGTTTTCATGTATCCAACTTTAGACTGAATTACAGTCCCTTGGAACAAGTCAACGCCATAACCAGCATCAATGAAGTATTTGCTTTGTCCACCGTTTGAAACGTTGCTTCCAACAGTTCCAGTAGGGATAAGACCAAAGCCAACAGTGTTTCTATTTGCCATAGTTATTACTCCTTATGTACCTGCCGTTGTAAAACGGCCTCCAGTACGGTTTATATTAATTCAGTGATGTGAAAAAATTATTTTTTCGTACCACCGAAGGTTACACGAGATTGCCTTTCAACATTGATAGGCATTCTACTATCCTGCTCCTTCATTAGATCGTTGTCGACAGCTTCGCTTCGTTCTTTATGTCTATTCGACATATAGTCTTGTCTTTGCTGTGCGATCTCTTCGGGTACCTTCGCAAGTAGAAGGCCACCGACCCCAATCACTCCCTTGTATTTCCCGTCTTCGAGAACTGGATAATCTGAAGAGTTTTCAATTTCTTCGGCACGAACTAATTCATAACCTTCTCTTAAACGTCCGGTTAAATTTTTCGTATCTTGAAATCCTACGACTTCAGCTCTTATCCATCTATACCTGAATCCATCAGGTGCAGGGGGTGCATCTAGAGAAGATGGTGGAACCCACACTTTAGGTCTCTCAGATTTTGACCGTGTTTGGCTCGCACGAGAAGTGTTTTTATT